TGCTTTTGATCCGCGACCGTCTGCTTCAGTTGCCGTGTGACCGGATCCAGAAACTCGTCGTCCGTGTCGGCGTCCGTCGGGTCTGCCGCCGGAGTCGCCGTCCCGTTCGTGAGCATGGTCTGGGTCCTTGCGAGGATCTCGGGGTTCTGCGCGAGCCGGTACCCGAGGTCCATGTGTTGCAAGAGAGCGTCATCCCCTCCCGCTACGTTCATTGCGTTCTCGAGCCTCTCCATCTTCGCCAGTCGCTGCTGCTGCTCGTTGAGCTTGCGATCCGTTGTAGACTGGAGGTTCTTGAACTGATCCTCTGCGAACTTCGAGTCAGTTCGGAACTGATCCCAGAAGCCCGACGACTTGTCCGGTTCACCCGAGCTCGTTGCCGATCCCGGATCTCCCGTGCCCGGCGGGTCGCCTGCCGGTGCTGTGATGTGTTCACTCACTTCGGTCCTCCGCTATCCCGTGGTAGACGCGCGAGACGCCTGCCCCGAGTAGCTAAAACCCTTGCCTTCGTAGCGCTCCGTGTTGCGCGCTCCGTGAACGCGGTCGCCCGCTTCCTCCCAGGCGTTGGCCTTGAGGTGTGCCTTCACGTCGCTGCGGCTCACGTCTCGGAGTCCCAGGGACTCGATGTCTCGGGGGGCTCCGTAGCAGTCATTGGAGGGAGCCATGCCGCGCAGCCAAGACACCCGCCGCGGCTCTCCGCAGCGATCGCATTTCCCCATCACGCCACCGATGACCGCGATGTCGGTCACGAGGTGGTCGTTCGGGCAGATGAGGTCGTGGATCGGCACCTAGCCTCCCAGCGCCCGGTGCGCCCGTGCGAGCCGTTCGCCTGTCACGCCTGAGGAGTAGGGGAGTCGCACGAGCACCTCGGCGGTCTTCCCGGACTTGGCGATCTCGGCGATGAGCCGCGAGAGCGTTCCATCGGGCTGCGAGTGCGCGGCCCATGCGAGGATCTGGTCCGCGTAGGCGTCCACCGGGTCGGGCGGGGGAGGCGGCGGTGCCACGGGTGCGGGAGCGGGCTTCGGCTTGCGGGCCTCCACCGGCTCGGGACTCCGTCGTGAGGTCGTCTTGCGGGTCGTCGGCTTCTTTCCGAACGCCATCAGGAACTCCCTTCGCCCAACGCTCTCGCGATGCCGGGCACGTCTACTCCGCCACCTGCGCCGCCCCCGCCACCCGCGGCAGGGCGACCGTCGCCGTTGGGCTGCGGTGTTTGCTGCTCTCCAACCTGGCGACGCGCAAGGAGCTTCTCGATGCTCTGCATGTAGATGGCGGGGTCCTTGTCGTTGGAACGGAACACGTCCACCATCAGTTGGGGCAGGTTGGCGAGCTCGACGCCGTTCTCGCCGAACGCGAGGACGGATTGCAGCAGCGCATTGGCGCGGATGATCTCTTCGTTGGGGTTCCTCGGCAGGGTGCTGCCTGGGCGCACGCGGTAGAGGAACTCACCCTGGATCTCTTCGGGCTTGACGGTCTCGAACGGGCTACCGCCCTCCCCGCGCAGGAGCGAGTCCGCCTCCTCGGTGCCGAGGATGGGAACGAGGATGGTCTGGTCGAGCACGCTCTGGAGCGCCACGCCGTAGATCGAGAACACTTCAGAGAGGAAGTCTTCCCACGGCCCTTGGTTGCGGCCTCGCTGGGCGAGTGCGCCTTGCTGGATCCCGGAGGCTTCGGTGGCGGTCTCGACGTTGACGCGGTTGGCGCGTTCCATCTCTCCCACGCCGAGCGTTCCGCGCAGCTCTTCTTTCAGGAACTGCACGAACAGCATGAGTCCCTGGTCGAGTCCGCCGGCCGTGATGGCGTGCATTGCAGTGCGGGGGTCGCCTTTGAACTGCACGAACTCGAGCAGGCCGAGGTTCTCGAGGATCTCCTGCTGCTCGGGCTCGACGGCGCCCTTGTCGTAGCCGATCACGCGCCGGAGGCTGAGGGCGAGCCGCGAGAGCAGCGTGATGCCCTTGTTGATCTGCACCTGAAGCGGCATGACCTGAGCGCCGTAGGAGGTGCCGAACGGGTCGTCGGGCGTGGCGTTGAACTGGAGCAAGTTGTAAGGGAGCGTGGTCCACGGGATCGGCCAGTCGCGTTCCTCGATCACCTCCTTGTCGGAGCCGGGCGAGAGCGCGTACATGGTGCGATCGGTCTTGTCGTAGACGGTCCAGACCTCGACGATCTCGTTGGCCTCTTGGCTGAGCCGATCCTCGCGCCGCTTGCGGAACGACTCGTCATCGAGCCTGCGCGTGGGCTTCAGGTCGCGTCGCGCGATGAACAGCGGGTTCTTCTTCAGGTCGTCGAGGAAGTGGAGGCTGCGGAACGCCACCCAGCGGGCCTCATCGGGATGCAGAGAGTCGGCGAGCGGGTCGATTCGGATGTCCCATGGGTTGACGTTTCGGATCCACGGGAACTCGGGCTTCGCAGGATCGTAGGTGTCGATGAGGTCGCCGTTGTCATCGAACTTCTGCTCTTCGGGCGTGAAGCCATGGCGAAGGATCCCCATGTTGAGGAGCAAGCCGTTGAACAAGGCGCGATTGGCCTCGCGCTTCATCTTCAGCTTGGGATTCTGGATGGTGAAGTTGACGAGCTTCTCTTGGCGGGTGGCGTTGTCCTTCTGCTCACCTGAGCCCACCGAGAACACGTCCACCACGGGGTGACGCGCGTAGAGGGACGCCATCAGCACGTTCATGGTGGAGAACATGAGGTTGTCGGTGGTGAGCTCGCTCTCGATCGACTCCCACGTCCCGAGCGCAAAGCCCCACTGGTCGCCGCGGTAGGCGTCGAGATAGCGCTTGGCGGAGATGTCGGGGTTGGAGTCGTCATGGAACCCAGCCCGCTTCCACACCTCGTCGGCGTGATCGAGTCTCGCGCGGCGGCGCTTCAGTTCTTTCTCGGAGAAGGCCACTAGGCGTGCATCCTCCCGAGCTGGGTCATGGGCTGGACCCGCTGGCGACGTAGCGTGCGGTTGCGACGGATGTGCTCCTCGACCGCTTCGTCCATGGTCGAGCCGGGCAGGTTCGGCTGGGTGATGTTGGACGAGAAGAAGTACCGACCGGCATCGAACGCATGATCGTCGCCTACGATGGACGCCGTACTCCACTCGTGACTGCCAAGGCCCGTCTTGCGGCGCAGGGTCTTCCACTCGTGGATGGTGCGCGGGCAGCCGTAGCCGCCTCCTACCTTCTCGGAGAGGATGCGCAGGCGCGGGCGCCCTGTGTGGGGGTCGAGTGACAGCGCGTCGATGAGCCGCAGCGCTCCGGCGGCCCTATCTCTTAGGGCGGGCTTGTTGCGGCTGTAGACGGGAAGGCCGAGCTTGCGCAGGAAAGACTCCACCTGGGGCTGCTGGGGATCGCCGATGTAGGCTTCCACCTTCTCGGTGCTCATGGCCTTGATGGTTGCCACGAAGTCCTGCGGATCGAGTCCGCGTTCGTAGAGCTCGCGGAACGCCACCACCTCGCCGTCGGTTCCGACCGACCACCAGATGGCGACCGCGGGATCGTTGTAGCCGTAGTCCATCGAGACGTAGGTCCGCCCGTACTGCATGCCGTCGGGGATGGCGTCCAGTACATGGGAGAACCCGTACTCGTCATCCCAGCGGAACGGCAGTACGCGGCCCTCTTCCATCGCCCAGCGCCCCCCGAACTGTTCGGCGAACAGCGGATCTTGCATGGCGGCGCACTCGGTGAGCGGATCGAAGCAGTCGTGGCCGTTGCTTCCGTGGCACTCGCGCGCGTTGTCGGCAGGCGTTACCAGCACGCGGCCTTCGACGCGGCTCTCGGCCTTGCCGTGCTCTTGCCAGTAGCGCGTCCAGTCGTAGACGGGGTTGCACTTGGGCGTGAACTGGAACGTCTCGATGCCGAGCTCGGGGAACATCAGCCCGCGCTGAGACTCTTCGCGCAGCCAGTCGGCCCTGATCTTCGGAGTCGTCGGGAAGATGCCGATCTTGGTGCGCGTGGCGAGGTGGCGGTTCCAGATCTTGGCCTCGTGCTCGGCGGCTTCCGAGAGCACGGCCATGTCCACCTCTTCGGACTCGAGCGACTCGGGATTGGTGCTCGACTTGCCTTCCACGAGCGTGTAGATGGGAGCGCCGTGCTTGTCCTTGCCGAAGTCGAGGACGACCTGCATGTTGCCCTGTTTCGGCGAGTAGCTGTGCGACTTGACGTGGTAGTCGAACCCGTACCGCGCGCGCTCCACCACGAGCTTGCGATAGGCGTAGTCGAACTCCTTGTTGATGTTGTAGGCGGGCCCCACGATCCAGATGCGCCGGTCGTCGTCGTCGCGTGTCTTCTTGGGGTAGAGCTTGCCGTTCCAGCGCTCGTAGGCGGGCGGCACGGCCGGGATCACTTCGCCCATGGTGGTGGAGAGCGACTTGCTGGTCCGTGCTGGCGCGAGCGGGATCTTGATCCGCGAGGTGCTGGCATGGAACGCGCCCACCACCTCCTCGAACCAGCGGTAGCCGAGCATCTGCATGATCGGCAGCTTCGGCAGCGGCTTGCCGTCCACCCACTCGAGCGAGAACTGGGCCATCCTACTGCCCCGAAAGCGTCCAGAGCCAGCCGACGCTGTTGGCGTTCTCGGCGTCGAACGTGACGGTGGCGGACGTGGTGCCCGACTCGGCGGCAGTGATCGAGGCGCCCACCTTGTCGGTATCGGCCTGATCGGCCTGCCAGGCGACGGCGACGAGGTGCTTCGGCGGCTTGATGGTGGACGAGTTGTCCCACACGTCGGTGTCATCGACGTCGGCGAAGTACCAGATCCCGAGCTTGAACCCGCTGCGGTTGGCGAAGTGGGTGCCGTTGGTCTTGAGGGCCGCGGCGACGGCGTTCACGCCACCCCAGACCGAGAGCGCAGGCACCGTGGTGCTGTTCGCCGCCGGGGTGATGGTGGGGGACTTCGATGCCATGG